GTCGCGTTTGTATCAGCGCTAAAATAAAACCAATCTGTTCCATATATTCCAGTACCATTTGGTCCATCTGTGTCAGTTGCACCGCTGACGTATTTACCTACAGTTATAGTATATCCTGCTGCTTTTGCAATAGTAGCTCCAGTAATACCTCCTACTCCTTCTGGAGTTTGATATGTTCCTCCCGCACCAGTTGATCCTCTAAATCTTTTTGTATTTCCAGTAGTATATCCATGTCCTGGTAAATTTACATTTACAATTGCAGAACCTACTTGATATGTTTCTAAAGGATCTTCTTTTAATAAATCCGTTACTGCAAATTCTGTTCTTGCAGGTTTAGCGTGTTGTAAAGCTTGTGCATCTGCACCATGTGGTCTTGGATCTATCTGCGGCTGTTTAGGTTCATATTCTGAAGTATGTACCCAGGCACCATTCCATTCTTGAACCATTTCTCTATATGGAAATGCTGCACCTGATCTATCAGAAATCATTAATGAATATCTACCTTTAGAAAACTTTCCCATTATTTTTTACTTTTAAATTTTTTCTGGTGAACTTTGTCATAAGTCTCAATATCCATAATATATTTATCACTCTTGACTTCACCTATTCCTTTTATTTTTACTTTATGGTCTTTAAATGCTTTTGGAAGTTTTCTATTTCTTCTTGTTCTAATAGAATCTAACAGCTTATCTTTTCTTCCAGCCGAAGTTTTAGTCATTATTTTTTTAACAACTCCCATTCCTAATGTTTTAAGTGTCATTATCTCCAACCTTTCTTAGCAATTTTAGGAAAACCTCTAATTAAACCACCGTGTCTCATACCCGGTAATTTTTCTTGTACTCTAACAGGAGCTTTTCCTTCTTTTTTTCTAAACCATTTTTCAATGCTTTCACCAGCGTCTTTTAATTTTTTCTTTTCTACTCCAGAAGGACCGCTGCCTCTATGAAGTGGAGGAGAACCTAATTCATCAACATGATAATAAGGACTTTTTGGATCAAGTTTCCACTTGTCTTTTCCAGGTCCTGGTTTTGTCTTTAAAGGAAATAATTTTTTACGCTTACTTTTTATTTTAGGTTTAAATTTTTTAATTACTTCTTTTATAACTTTTATTTTAGCCATTATATATTTGGATAATAAGTTTTCGGTGTAATGTACGTACTCGCCGCTGATCCATCCTCCGCTAAAGCTCTTGCTAACTCATCTTCATATAATAATTTCATTTCTTGTGTTCTTTGTGGTGCAAATTTTTGTGATAAATAAAAAGCTAAACCAGCTACCATACAAGGTATAAATCTATAAGGAGCATCTACTGCATTTGTATAAGCTCCAACATCTTGAACTCGTGCTACATAGTAAATACTAATATAATTATCTGCTGCTGTAGAATTAGCAGTTGGATAAATTGTAATTGTAGTACGGTCCACGAATCTTTGAACCCAAAATTGACTCGGTGTTCCCTTAGTTAATTTATTTGAAAGAGCCGCATATGTATCACGGCTAATTTTAGTTAGAGGTAAATCTGTTTGTGAAGTAGTATTATAATTGTTTCTATAAGAAGCTGTCATAATATCAGCTATTCCATAGATACCATTTGATGGTGCTGTAGTCGCACTTGTGCCATCTGCACTATCTCTGTAGAAAGCATATTCAGTTGTGCCTTCTACTAAGTCAAGATTAGTTTGACCTATTTCCCAAAAATGAATTCCTCTATTTCCCCATTCTTGAAATAAAATATTTAAAGATCTTCTTGCGCTATGTATTTGATGACCTGCTGACCCTACGAGACCAATTCGTTCGTAAGCTTCAGAAATAATATCATCAATTGCAAGTGTCTTACCAAATGTGTAAGAGCCTGATGTTGTATTGGCCATCTATGCTCCTATCCATAGTAAACAGTAACATGTGTGGTTACAGCATTTGTAACTTTAAGACTTGTTCCACATCTAATTCCTGTTCCTGGTAACATAATAACACCAGCTACAGATTTACTATCTCCTGCATCTGAATCATTTGTTCTTGGAACATCAACTACCCATACAGTTGTAGCATCATCAAGAACTGTAATTGTTCCTGCTGCTACATTATAGGGTTGAACCCAAGACAATCCTAAAATTCTAGTTGCACCGGTTTTTACAGTCGTAGTTGTAGCACTTGTTATATTTGCTGTTTTAATATCCACTGGATATGTACTCATATTTTATCTCCTTAAAAAAGATGCTCCCGAAGGAGCATCTTTAATTATCTATTAAGACTCTTTAGCCCAAACACCTTGAGCGTCTACAACTGTCCAAAAAACAGTTGAGTTCAAAGATGCAATGGTCACATAGTCTCCGACTTTAGATGTACTTTGAGTATTAATCAGATCTTTGTCGTCTGTTAATCCTCCTAAGTACAAAATACCATCACTAGCATTAGGACTAATAGTTAAATTATTAACCCCATCCTCAGCGGTATTTACGAATGTATATACATTCCCCACAGCAATTGCTGGTAGGGTAAATACTACATCCTTAGTTTTTGACAAAAGAGTTTTTCCTGAATCACCATTATTAATAACGACAGTATAATTGGATGATTTTTCTTCAATGTTAAATCCAGTTACACCAGCTTCGTTTTTCTTACCTTGTAAAACAGGTCCTCTAAACAATGTTGTTGCCATATTTATATCCTCCTAGTTTTCCGAATACTGTCTCTAGGCCGTCGACTATACGCGTCAGTATTCTAATTAATGTATAGTAATTATTTTATATAGTAGATTTTAGTAGAGTGCAAGAGATCCTTACAGAAATGTAAGATTTCAGCGATGTGGCGTTTATCTAAGTAGCCACAGAAACTTGGGGAGCAGCATCATGAATTGCATTTTCTCTATCTGCAATCTTACGTTCCTCGGCTTTAATCTCAGTGATAACATTTTTAATAGCGTTATCAATTTCGACCATATTGAGAGTATATTTACCAAATTGCTCATACTCCAACTGCCACCTCAACTCCAAGGACCGTTTTTGTTTGTACAGGTCTTGTACCATCAACAACCTCCTCATAGGTTATTCTGTTTAACGGGCCATACATTCCCGTTGATTCCCACTTTATACTCTTTTCTCCAATTTTGTCAAGGATAGAGTTTTCAATAGATTTAGCATTATCTTCAGCTTTTATTTCAAAAGCTCCATAATGATCATAAGCCCATATTTTTACGAGGAATTTCTTCATTTTCTCACCTTATTTTGAAAATGTGGCGGAACTGTGTTCCGCCACATAATTAGTTTAGATTACGCACCTTCAACGCCGAAGATACCTCTAAAGTCAGAACATCCGAAGACGTATCTTTCTCTAGCTTTGTATCTAACGTTACCAGTATCAAAATCACCTTCCATTGAAGTTGTCAATGGAGTTCTTTCAAAGTGTTTCATACCATTAGGAACGTCCGTAATAATGTACCATGAATCAGAATCATTTAAGAAATGGTTCACTCTATATCCTTGAGGAATCATTCCCATAGAATTGATTGCATTAACATCATTATCTGCTGTCTGAGTTCTACCTTGAGATTTTAATAATCTCTCAGCTTGGAACTGATTAGCAGATGGAACTATCATCTTCACGCCTTTAGCAGCGACTTTTAAACCTCTTTCATCAGTCATCGCAGCGATATCAATCAATGCTTGTTCTAATGAAGTTTCGTTTAAGTCAGCTTGCGTAGCTAAAGTGTTTGCTACAACTGGTCCAGAAACTACTGGGTGGTTAGTTGTAAACAAAGCTTTTGCGTCACCAGTTTTAAACGTAGCTACCGAAGGTAGACCATTGTTTAAAGGTACCGCAGCTTTAACTTGTTTAGCGTTAGACATAGATCTTGCTAAAGCTTTTGTATATCTAGAAGCTAATCTATCGTAGAGGTTATCTTCGATAGCTTCTTCTGTGATTGCGAAAGCTAGCGCGAT